CGTTATCTCGACCACTGCAGTAGTCCTGACTGTGGTGTATTGGGCCTACCGCGCTTGGCGCTGTTGGCTCAACACTGGTATCTATGCTCCTGTTGTAAACTGTGAGTTAGATGCCACGGTTGCCACCGAGGACGACGTCGATATCGAAGTCGATCAATTGGTGAGCGCCGTGAACGCAGACCCGGTCCGTACGGACAGAACAGGGCGGAAGCTCGCCCGGCGTGTTGGGTCTCACGTGCGTGCCTCTATGGGGTACCCCGCATACACTGCAAGCAACTACACCGTGGCTACTCAGCGTTGCAATGAGTATATCACGGCTAATTGCCCAAGCCTCCGGCGGTCCTGCTTTGAGCAGGTCCTAGCCGGAGCGGTAGCGGTTGCCCTAACGCCCTCCCCAGCGGAACTCGCTGCGGTTCGGGCACTGCAGTGCCGTGCGGCTGTGGCCGCGCGACACTACGTAGAGTCCACGCACTATGTGTCCCAGTATGAAGGACACACCTGGGCGCAGTACCTCTTTGGGCAACTGGTGCCCGCGCGGAAGTCTTTTTGATACGCCCCACTAGGCATCTCCCCCGTAGTGTACCCACCCGTGTTAGTGAGGTCATGCAGGGGACCCTAAGTCGGGGCTGTCCGCGCAACAAAATATATCTCGTTTGGGAAGGTGCCCCCGTCGGGAAGTCCCGTTCACGAGATATATACCGTATCGCTGCCCCAGCTCCGGGGCCGCGCTACACTTCGTTTGCCGACACGAAGGAAAATGTCCAGTGCGCGTTGCTTGAACGCGTCTTTTTCCATGAAGTCGGTGGTGTGTTCGCTCCTCCCGGGAATCCTCGCGGGGGGACCGTGAACGCTCTTTTGCAACCATTGCGCCATGTTCTCAAGCGGGTTGCGACTCCACTCACACCTGTAGGCCTTCTCGAATTTCCGGGGAGGTACTACTCGGGTCAGCGTCGCAAACTGTATGAGCGTGCCGCAGTTGCTGTGAGCGTCACCGGACCACTTCACAAGCATTCGTATCTTAGCACCTTTCTCAAGCATGAGAAGATACCTGTGCTCGCGAAGCGGGCAGTTCCACGGGTTATACAGCCAAGGAACCCGCAGTATAACGTCTGTGTCGGGCGTTATCTGCGGCCGTTGGAACACATCCTGTATTCGCATATTGCCCGTGCCTTCGGTGCACCCACCGTTATGAAAGGCTACAACGCATTGCAGGTTGGCACTCATTTTGCCGACGCGTGGTCGCGGTACCGTTCTCCTCGGGCTTTGGGCCTTGACGCGAGTCGGTTTGACCAACACGTGAACAAGGCGTTGTTGCAGTGGGAGCACGCTGTTTACGAGATCTACTATCCGGGATGCGAGGAGCTTCGGCGCCTCCTATCCTGGCAGCTAACTACCAAGGGCTTCGTGCGTGTCCCTGGTGGGAGATATTGTTACAGTGTCGTTGGCGGGCGGTGTTCAGGAGACATGAACACTGCCTTGGGCAATTGCCTCATCATGTGCGCTGCGGTGTATGGACTATGCGCAAAGCTGAACATGATTAGCAAGCTACGACCGCGGGTGTCGCTGTTCAACAACGGCGATGACTGTGTCGTCATCGGAGAGCGTGGGGACGTGATGGCGTTGGCTACCCACGTCCCAAGCTTCTTCGGGGAGCTAGGGCTAGTTATGAAGGTAGAGCCCATAGTCGATACCCTGGAGCACGTTAGTTTCTGCCAGACAAACCCCGTCTTTGATGGCGTGAAGTGGCGCATGTGTCGCGATCCGAGGGTGTGCATGTCCAAGGACCTGTACGTTCTAGATCGCGTGTGCGCCATGAATCACCTGAGTGCCCAATCATATGCGATTGGTGAATGCGGGTTATCCCTGGCTGGTGGACTACCGGTGCTACAGGAGTTTTACGCGGCGCTAATGCGCAACGGCCGCCGGGGCAAGGCGGTGGATAAGAATTTCCATAACAGTGGGTTTAAACAACTCGCTCATGGGATGACCGAGAAGTATCAGCCGGTCACTGATGCAGCTCGGGTGTCCTTTTGGCGCGCGTTCGGCGTAGTGCCGGACCTGCAATGCGCCTGGGAGCAGATGTACTCCACGGCTAGTTACCACATGGGACGCCCGTGTGATGACCAGCCATGGGAAATGCCAATCTAGGATATGGGGATGCCCGGCCTATGCCACCAAAACGGTGCCGTATGGCTCAATACTTCCGTGCTAACCAAAATGCCGAGAGACTGCACGGTGGGGGCGTAAGCCTGCCGGGTGTTGGACAGTCCCAGCGTGACACTGGCACCCCATACATGTCACAGAAGCAATCTACTAAGAAACTTTCCTCCTCCAAGACTACCTCGCGCCGTGCTGAGTCGGTTAGCCAGCCCAGTACCGCGCCCCTCGCTGTGCGCCAGCAGCGTTCCAACCAGCTCGGGCTGGGGATCACTGTCCGTCACCGCGAGCTCATCACCACACTAACCGATAACAGCTCGAACTTCAAGCTGATCGGGTTCAGTGGCACCACTCCTGGGTATGATCTCAATCCCGGGTCGACCATCACCTTCCCCTGGCTATCCGGGATCGCCCGGTGCTATGAGAAGTACCGCTTCGACGCACTCGCATTCGAAATTTGCCCGCGTAACGCCTCCACTGCCTCGGGGTCGTATTTTGCGGGGTTCGACTACGACTACGACGATTCGGTCGCGGCCTCGACGACCGAGTTGATGGCCAACCGTGGTGCCATATCGAACAACATCTGGGCCCCAGGCCGCGTCGTCGTCGATTGCGCTCGCCTGAACGAAGATCTTCCGCACCGCTACGTTGATAACGTTTCCCGCGCGTCAGACCAGGGTCGCATGGCTTATGCCGGGTATTTTATGCTCGGCATAGCCGGCACGGCAGCCAACTGCACGTTCGACGTTTTCGTCGAATATACAGTGACGCTCACGCTGCCCGCCCTCCATAGGATCGACGTTACGGCTGAGACGGCGCTCAACAACGACGTGACGTGCGCCATAGGCTCGGTGGTTACTCCCATGCCTAACCTGCCGATCATTGGGAATTCCGTTCCCGTGGTTAGTATCGGGTCCAGTACCTGCCCCCCTCTCGGTTCTTACACGAATGGGGCGGCGTATAAATTGCCGTCGGCCGCCGACGGCACGCTGAACATTTGGTTGCGTCCACAGACGGCGGCAACTGCGCCGAGCACTTTCGCGGATGACACCAAGTTCACGGCGCGGTTGTACGATTCCAACGGTGTCCTGCTCGACGCAGACGTCGTTACGTCGCTGGTTCCGCAGGCGGCGAAGTGGCAGAGTCCCTCTGTCGCTGCGGAGTGGGGTGTGGCTGGAAAGCCGGGCCTCATTGCGTGGAACATCGCACTGGACGTACTGCGCAAGGCGTTCCCTAACGCTTCCTACCTTCTTCCCGTGGTGACGAGTATCGCTGGTCGTGTCCTTGAGGCGGCGTCGGTAATTGGGGCTAAGGTCTCCGACTACTAAGCGCGCGGACCTTGCGGAGGCGGTACTAGAAAATCTCTAGTGGCACTAGAAAATCCCTTGACCAGGGTGGGCCTAGTGTCAGCCGTATAAACTCGGGTAGTGGTCACGGCCACTTATGG